GTGTAATACCAAAGGTCTCCATGAATTTAGGATCTAACTTTTCAGCTTTAGCTAGTTCTACGATTACCTGCGAAAGTATTAAAGTTGGGTCATCTGTGGATGATATAAACCCACTTACTACTTCAGCCTGATTTGATTGCCACGCTTTTGTAAGGTTCTCAACATATTCGACAGCAGATTGTGATGCGCTTCTATCTGCTTCTATCTGTTTACGTTCCTCAGCCAACGCTTGTGTCTTACGAGTATAATCCGCTTGACGTAGCGCTGCTTCCTTTACTGACACCGTAGTGCCATCCGGAAGAACGATAGTATCATTCTCAGTTACAGCGATAGACTTTGGGTCCTCACTGTCAACAGAAGATTCAACCTCTTCCTTGTCTACTACCGTTTCCCCATCAGAAACTTCAGTTGTTTCTTCAACAACATCAGTAGGTTTAGTGTCTTCTATTTGCTCAGTCTCATTAGTTGGCTGTTCAGCTGTTGATTTATTCAGCTCTAATAATGCCGTCTCAAATAGATTTTCGAAGTTATCTTGCTCTGCCATTTTCTTTTCTCCCTGTCCGAGTGTCATAGCCTCTAGGTCGTTTCTCGATAATACGATTTAGAGTTTGCTTGTTCGGCTATGAAAGTAGATAAAGAAATCTACTCTCCTAATTATGTGTCTTGCTCCGACAATTAAATTAAATTAAGCCTTGTTGGCTTATCTCAGGCGGTGCTTCTGCTGGAAATTCTGCAGGTCCTGCTAATAATTCTTCTTCACTTACTGGAGGAATACCGCCACCAGTTTGAGCAGCAAGTAAAGCCATGATCTCTTCAGGTGATGGTGTTGCTCCAGCTTGTTCTGGTGGTAGCATTTCTGTTCCCGGCTGTAACATTTCTGCAGGTGCAGGGGTTTTAATTAAGAATATATCTGGGTCATAACCTAAGTCTCTAACGATATGACGCAATGCTGGTTCAGTATCATATCCAAAAGTATTTAGTACAGGAACTATTGTACCTAACATTTCAATTGCTCTTGCTTGTCTTACTGCTGGGTTAACAGCAGATAGTGATCCACCCTCAACTCGCATATCAAACTCACCTTGTATAACAGAACTATCTATCTCTGCCCATACTCCACCATTTGTACCAACTAATCTTATTGCTCTATTTTCTAACATAAACTCTTGACATAATCTTATTACCTGATTAAAAATTGCAGAGGCAGCCTTCTCAACTGCCTGTTGTTTATCCTTAGCTCTCAAAGTTGCAACACCATCAACAACTGCAGCGGCATAAGCACTCATTCTATCTGCTCCTAAACCACCAGCTTGGAAGTCATTGATACCTAAAACTTGTCTCATTGCATCTTCAAATTTATTTTGTGCATTGTAAATATCTGCAGGTAGTGGAGCTCTTGGTAATACGGTAATTGCATCTCTTGGACTTATACCTGATATCTGTTCCATCTCAACTACTACATCTGGTTCATCACTTTCTAATCTATCTCTTGATTCACTATCAAACAAACCACGGATAGTAACATACTTATTACCAGATCGTCTCATGTTATCTATCTGTTCAGTAAATGTCTCATTAAGTTTCTCTTGCAATGATGCAATATTTTCAAGATCACCAAATGACCATATCTCATTACCACCATCACTAAAGTTTCTCATGTGTACAAATGGTGCATGTCTATGGTTGTAAGGTATCTCTCCTTCATATAATGCATCTTCTGCACCTAATTGAGTAACTGTTAACATTCTTGTACGCATATCGTAGAACTCATAGATAGTTGCAGTTTCATAAATCATTGTTTCAGCTACAGAACTATAATCTCTACCAGTATCTCTTTCTCTAGTATCTTGTAATCCATCTGCAATTAGTTTATCAGTGTTTTTCAAAACTGGATTAGCTTTAATTTCATCTATAGGTAGGATAATACGTTGTGCTACCCAACGAGTTTCTTCTACTCTTCTAGCATTAGCAGGAAAAAAGATATCATAAGGAGATACATACTCTACATAAGGTTCATCTGCTTCAACTCTTTTATCAACAAGTGGTACAAAGTTAGTTACATTCTCTACATTAGCATCTCTATTTTCTTCAATAGATACTAAAAGTTCAGATTTCAAAACACCATTAATATCTTTAGTTATATCTTCTTGACTTCTTACTGTCTCAGTTACACTATGCTTCCAACCTATCTTACAAAACCCATTACCCAAGACAACCATATCCTGAGCCATATCACGTAATACAGATGTTGCATTTGTTCTTAACCAGTAATAACCTGCAACTGCTTCTGCTACTCTTGCTGTAGTCTCTGCTTCTTCTCCACCACTATAAGGAACAGCTAATGGTTTAGGATCTCTTGATACAACACTTGCTAAAATTATATTTAAATGTGGTAAAACCATATTGATAGTTTCTAAATCAGCTGGGTGTAGACGCTCAAATACAGTACCTTCAATTGATGACTCAGCAACAGATGATGATTTACCAGTACGATACAAAGCTTCTAGTGACCTAAACCAGGAGTGCCTCCACTTGTAGCGGTTTTTTGCATCGGCAATTAACTCTTGTATCTCAGATAATTCATAAGATCTTACTTTCTTAGCCACGATTTTCTCTCCTAGTTGCTCTTCTTACAGTTCGCTTACGTGCTGCCCAAAATTTTCTATCTGATTTTTGTCTACTCTGTTCAATCATGTGCGCCTCTCGATACAATTCTGACAGGTCAATTTTGAATTCACCCTCTTTAACTCTATCACTTATAATATTATTACCGACAGGTTGCACCTCATCTAACAAAACATATAAACCAATTGCCAAAGATATGACTAAGTCGTCATGACAACCGGTATCTGCAGAGGTAGTACCATTCTCTCTTCTAACAAATGTTATTAACTCCTCTCTCAATTCAGGATAGATATTAAGTAACCTACAACCACCATCAGATGTTGGTACAAGGTATTCAGCAAGACGGTTTACTATTAATGGTTTAGTTGCTTTGGTTGTTGGAAATCCAAATACAGCTGCTCTCTTTCTCTTAGCAACAGCAGGTGGTATATATCTATATAAGTTTGGATAGTGTAATTGGTTTCTTAGTTTGTCAATCAACGAGACACCAACACCACCAGCATTTTCTATAACTAACAAAGCAGATATCTGGTTAGAGCCAACAAAGTACCTACCCATTAAATCTAATTCACTAGCAAGTTCAGATGGTTCAATTCTGTTGTTACGATAGTATCCTATTATCTCAGGTGTTCCATCCTCATGAAGTTGCAAGATGTGTACAGCAGAGAAGTCATTACCAGTTCCAAGTGAGGGGTCACAACTAATAACAAATTGTCTACCCCACTCAATAGCCTCAGGTGGATATGCTAAAAATAATTCACCATGATCATCATTAACAAATTCATAACCAGTTGGAGTATCTACAATTACACCTTTAACATAATACTCTTCAATAGTATCTTCATCAGGTACCCAACTAAATCTTGGTCTACCAGATTCTCTAAATGCTTCTTCATCAGTTGTTGGATACTCAGCAAAAAATAACCAAGGTTCAGCAATAAACTCTCTTTTCTTAATCTCATAATCTTCAGGTGTAATCAACCGGCTACTTGTCCATGGTTGGAAGATAGCTTTAAATTCATTATTGTTTCGTTTAGCTTCACGATATATCTTAGCAAACATGTTATTACCACCACGAGCAGTTGAGATAATTATCAATCTACCACCAGCATCAGTAGTTGGTTTAATTGTACGATAGGTAGATGCAGGGTCTTCCATCAAAGCAAACTCATCTAGTATAACTAATGATGCAGTTTCACCAGCACCTGCAGTTTTTGTACCAGCAAATGACTTCAATCGGTTATTTGTACCATCAAAGAATTTGAATACCATCTGCTTAGCTGCATCTCCATCTAACTCAGGTCCTCTAACTTTCATCCATTCAGGAAGAAAAGAGTACATAAACCTTGCCATACCTAAGTTCTTATCTGCAGAGTCTTGAGATTTTGATATCAATAGGATGTTAGCTCTTGGCTTAAATAGACATTGCCAGAGTGCATAAGCCATAGCAAGTGTAGTAAAACCTAACTGACGTGCTTTTAGTATAACAACATATCTTCTATCCATGTAAGCTTGTAAACTATCTCGCTGGTAATCAAAGAGTTCAAAGTTCTCTCTACCTCTACCATCTCTTTCTGACTCAATCCAAATGTAATTCTCAATAAAGTAAAATGGATCTTTACTACACTTACGCCACTCTAACTCAATCCACAGTCTCTCTAACTCAGCAACTATTGTTGGACTACTCATTGACTACAATCTCACGATTAGATATCTCTTCTATTATAACTTCAGTTGGTAGTAATGCTAATACTCTTGCATAGAGTTGTGTGACATCTTGATCTCTGAAGTCTGCCTTGCGTGATGCTTTCTCTTCTTCTACATAAGTTACACCATAAGTCTTAAAGTAAATTTCAGCACTGGTTCTATCTCCTGCTAATGCTCTCTCTACCAAAGCTGCTTTAATCTTTTCGTAATCTGATTTGTCATCATCCTTATTTGCTTTCAACACAGCAATTGAAGTCATTGCTCCAGCTGTTGCACCTGGTAGTGATAGAGACAACTCTCTTCTTCGGTTCTCTATCCTCTCAACAAACTCTGGGTTAGCCATCCAGTTTCTAACTGTTCTATCTGTAATACTTTTGGCTTTTGCCCACTTGGCTATATTGACTGGTAGGTTATTAACAATCTTAGTATGCTTGTCTAATATGTGCCATTCAATGAATTCATTCATTAGTGCTTTAGATTCATTGTTGTATGTACCCTTTTGTCTTGGCATTTTACCCTCCATCTATTCTTTCCTATACGACTTTTTTTATAGGAACTTGTTAGTTAATTCTAGTGGTTGTAATGGTAGTTACAGTTCCTTTTATTTAAGTGTCACGAGACTCTTTCCTCAATTGGTTTTTGGGTAAAATTCATACTCAGACAGTAATATATACGCGACGAGTCGGGCTGGGGGAATGGGCACCCCCACCCCTGCCCGTGCCCGATATGCCCCATTTACCCCATTATTTCACGCTCAATAGCTCTCTTATACTCCCCAGCTGTTTTTATTGGGCGGGTATAAAATGACTATTAGGGAGGGGATAGAGTAATCTATCTAATTGTATGAGGGGATGCAAGTCACTTGACAGCTTATAAGGATTTGAAAATTTAGATTTTGTTTTTACCAAATGCCTGGGGTTGATCGTCCGTCCATGATCTAAAATATATCAA